GAAACAGCACCCGTAGCGGCTTCCTCTTGCCCCGGCTTTTCATTTCTATACAGATCAATCGCCATACGATAAGCTGTATTGAGCAGACCATCCGGCACTTCCTCAATGTGACAATAATTTTTTATTATTTCTTCTACATCTGAGATAACAAATGAGAGTGACACATCTTTCGATGTATCGCCCTCATCTATTCCCAATAACTGTTTCAGCCTACTTAATTCCATGTTGTCACTCCTAGCCAATTTTATGTTTAATAGCTACAATTCTAAGCTGCTTTGGTTCATATACCGGTTTCCAGTTTTCTGCCATTGCAAGTTCTGTTCTAAGCGGAGTCTCTACATGATCACGTTTTGCTCCTGTGTACGCAATTCCTCTTGGATGTAAAATAAACGCCTTGCGGTTGATGAGATAATCAATTCCACCTCCGGTCTGTTTATCACGATCCACCTCAGTAGATACAAATCCAGTAGGAGAACCATTACCATATGCTACAGCACCATTACCGAAAAGGTATGTTGTGTATACACCATCTGCAACCGGACAACCATCATCTACGGTCACGCGTCTGCCCTGATAAGTATCAAATTCTACATCTGTAGAATCACGTTCCGTATCGATCAGATTCAGCTTTTTGAGATAAGATTTTGTTGCTGAATGCATTGCCACACCAGACAACTGTGCCTGTGCATCACCCAGAAGCTGACACGCATCGATAAATGCAGATGCGCTGATCTGTTTTGCAGCATCTGTCTTACCTGTAGTAAGATCAAGGATATGATCTTTCATTCTGGTTTCTGCTGCCGGTGTTCCTTCGGCTCCTGCTGTAGTTGTACCAAATACTCCGGCAAGAATTGCGATGAGCTCTTTCTGCATGTCCCTTGCCCAGTAAGATGCAACCAGATCACCGATCGCTTTCATCGGATCAGCACCGGCAAGAGCTGCTGAAAGATTCGTTGCTCCCCACATATTCTGACGGAAAATAGTGGTTGATACATCCTTATTAGATCCGATTTTTTTTGCGGTCATCTTTACATCCTCAAGAATCGCTTCTGATTCTCCCTGTAAATCCTCAAAAAACGGCATATTATGTGTTCTTGATGCTTCGGATGCCAATGCATCAAAATCTGGACTGTTTACCACGATCCCACTCTGGAAAAATGCGGACAACTCCATTGTTCTGTTAATTACATACCGGTTAAAAAGTTCCGGTACAATTACATCTGCAATTTTTGTAATTGCCATTAAATCATCCTCCTTCTTATAATGTTACTCCGGCTAACGCAGCCATTTCTTTTGCCTGTGCCGGATTCTCTTTTAACAATCGTCCCTGTTCGGTCAGATTGAAGGTGTCTTTTGCAAATGGATTAGAAGTACCGCCACCATTTCCGTCTTTAGGATTATACGGTGGCTTCTGCTGCTCCTGCTTAAACAAATGTGCCATTGTGGTATCTTCCTTATACGGCTTCACAGCCTCTTCCACACCGACCGGCTTACCTTCTTTATCAAATGTGAACTTATCCAGTCCACCGGCTTTGTAGATCAGATAATCCGGATCAAGGACTCCCTGCTTGGCAAGAGATTCCTTCAGCGCATAGGTCTTTGAGGTGTTTTCAGCGGTCTTCTTAAGATTTTTGATTTCAATCTCATAATCTCCAATCTTCTTCTGTAACTCCTCATTGTCGCCATTAGATTTTTTCAACTCCTCAATGGTTCCATTTGCGGTTTTCAGTTCCTCGACCTTTGTATTAAAGTCGTCTTTTGGCACCGCATACTTTGGGAACTCTTTCTGTGCCGCATTCATGACTGCATCCACGTCCAGTTTTCCGTCTTTGATTTCTGCTTTTTCCAAAATTGCCTTTAACCATTCCATTCTCTTATCCTCCATAGATTTTTATTCCCGCTCTCCGGGTATTGGGATTCTCTGTTTATTCTCCAGATGAGTACTACCGTTCTTTAATGCCTGCGGAAAAAGGCATATAAAAACAGGGCTCCCGGAGGAACTTACTTAGCGTCACCTCTGCGCCGTTCGGTCCATAGATTTCCAGTTATCCTGTTATTACTGGTTTAGGGTACAAAAATACCACCATGTCATTTCTGACTGGTGGTAGCTTACTTTATTTCATTTGTGTACTCTATCTAACTTTTACAAATCCAACATTATTATTGCAAATAGTACCTTCTTTCTTTTCTTTACTTAATACCTCTTCCGGTATTCTATCTGGATATGCATCACATACCATCCCTTTCCTTACATTTTTACATCTCAAACAATATGGAATTTTTATCATTCCTTTTTCCACCTTTCTATGTATGTCTCTACTAACTTTCGAGCTTTCTCTGGAACACTCTCACCGTTTCGTATTCTAACAAATGCCTCTGCAATTGTTTCAAAACCATCCTTTGTAGCATCAGAATATATTGACACTCCCGGAACATATTCTTTTTCAATCATTCCCATGAAAGCTGTAAATTCCTCATTACTCTGTATGTGTTGTCCTGTCATCACATGTGCCATCTCATGTATAATATGATCTTCTATGCTTTTTCCAGCAAAATAACCCATACGATAACCTTCAGCAACCACATTTTCAAATCCATCGAAATTAAAACCACTATTTAAAACAAAAACTGCTTCATGCTTACCATTATTGTCTATATATCTACATAAATAGGGTGTATCTGGTTTCTCTTTGCTTATATCTTCTACTAATATCTTACTCAAATGAATATTGTACTCATTTTCTATTGTATCGATACCATTCTGCATACTTTTAAGGATATCAGGAGTTATACCTGCTGCATTCCTCATTTCCTTTGGAATTCTAATCTCTTTTATTATACCAGATTCTTCTGATAATTCTACAAATGTCTTTTTCCATTCCTCATATGTCGTATCTGCTGACACATAATATGTCTTACCATCCTCGTCTCTGGCAGCACGTTCTCCCACACTGCCAAATTCATCATCGAAGTACGGACAAGTGCAACCACGACAGTTCGGATGAAATGGAGGTGCTGTCACACCCGTTTGGAAATCGCTCATTGGAAAGTGCTGCTTGTCCATTCTACCGCATGTATTACAGGTTCTTTCATCTAACGTCTCTATGACCTCAAACTGCTCAACACCCAGTTTTCCCATGCAATCCTGTCTTGCCTTGTTTGCAAATACGGCTGACTCTGTCATAATTACTCTGCCCGCCTGTGCTTTAGATACACCCATCTGCTTAGAAAACTCTGTAATAATTCTATTTGGAGTTTCCCCTGTAATACACATTCTTGAAAGGTTATTATGTAAATTGTTAATTAATTTTGTTTTATTGTCCCACAGGCGATCAGAAAAATTTTTTTCATCTACTGCCCAAGGCTTACAAACAATCTTTTCAACTACATCAGCGTTCAGATGTTCTATTTTAGAACCAACACCAATCCCTTTTTGAATCTCATATGCCGTATGGTAAAAATCTGTAGTATACATATTCTGTATATAACGATCTATGGTGTCTGTGCAATTGCCATAAAGCCTTTCTAATTCCTGCTGTGTCTCAAATTGCAAGGCTTCCAATCGGCTGATATGTGCTCTCGCGGATGCATTCTCAAGTTCTTTTTCCCAATTACCATTTTTCTCGTTTTCTTTGGCATATTTAATATATTCCTCTAACGTCCACTGGAATTCCTTTTGTTCTTTGTTCGTGAGCATTTTCTTTGCCTCTAACATGGAAACTCCATTGTTCTGTGCCAATCTCTGATACCAGGCATCAATTTTTCCTTCAATTGCTGCCTGTGCTTTTTCAAATTGTTCCTGAATCTCCTGCACTTTCTGAACAGATGTATCATGCTGTGCTTCCTCCATCTGTTTGAAGCGTTCCTGCCAGTATTGTCTCATCTGTTCACTCATGCAATCACCTCATTCCGCTATTCTGTATCCTCCGGATCATCGTCTGGCTTGTCCTCTTTTTTACTTGCCTTGAATGCACCAATATATGTATCAGCTTTTTGCTTCGTTTCCTGCTCCTCTTTCTCTAACTGCTTCAACTCAGCATCTGCATCTTCGACAAGCGGATGATTTTTCAAAATAGTCTTTTTACTAACGATTCCCACTGAATCTTTACAAATCTGTGCCTGTTCTGTATCGTTTTTGATACTGGTCCGCGTCCACGTTTGCACTATCTTTTTGCATTCAATCCCCTGATGCCGGCAGATTGCTCTAATTAATCGGGCAAATCCAAGTTGAAACTCTGTTTCTGTCAGCCCCGCTTTCATTTCAAGTAATGAATACATAAACTTTAGTGCTTCTCCCGACTGGTTTCCGAAATTTTCCGGCTGTGGATCAAATCCCTGCCCCTGTTCAAATATTGCTTTTCTCGTGGCTTGCAGCACACTGTTACGGGCTTCTATTGGGATTTCAATATTGAGTGTACTCACTCCCGGATTACTGCCCTCGTCCCCATCCACTTTAATGGTTTTATACTTTTTTAGTTCTGATAGGAACGAAGTAAGGTCTGTACCGCCATATCCCGATAATACAAATATCAACTCCTGTATATCATCCAGATCATTAATAAAACCGCTGTAGACCTTATCATATACGTCTATCAGCGGCTTAATGTTTTTCAAGTCATTCGTATTTGTATTGTTATTCGGAAATGGGATAAATGGCACTTCTCCGAAATCATGTCTGTACTCTGCGGTAAAATCATTTGCATCTGGAACCATGAAAGTATTGTAATAACATAATCCGTCCTCTAAAGTGTCACCATCTTTTCGCCGGAATGTCCAACAGCTTTCGTCATTCCAATACTCATAATTTATATAGGTATCTCCTGTTTCTTCATCAATTTCATTATAGATTCGCAAGACACCTAATAATTTCTTCTTCAAATCACATGAAACTATCGGAATGATCTGCTTACTGTCCACAACTGCCCATTGAAAAGTACCATCATTATCTTCCCAATAATGTATCCATCCAACAGCTGCGTTAGCAGCATTTACACACAACTCCATACAGTTTTTTCGATATTCATCGCCCAAGGCATCTGTTATAACCTCATTTCCCTGTTCGTTCCCTATATCAAACAGTGGGGGGGAGGTAAACATATATGCAGCTTTTTGGTTAACGATCAATCCATGAAAATTTCTTGGTATTCGGTTATCTGCATTTCTCAGTGGATTTTCCTGATCTGTTTCTCTATTTTGATTCTGTACAAGAATATCCGTCTCATTACGGTAATACCTCTCTGCTTGCATTGTTTGCTGAACCATCCTTGTATGCCCCGGCTCATATTTTTTTATCATTTTTTTTATTGTTTCAAGATCCATCGTCTACCTCACTTCAAAATACTAATGCTTCCCGGTTTACGAATAATCGTATAACAGAAGTACCGCAGTGCATCCATTGCGTGATCATGCTGTTTCACTGGCTTGTCCTCGCCACGCTCAGATGCTTTCTGATCCCATATGTACGATCCGAATTCTTTGATTGTATTCGGACATTGGTCACTGATTGCAATCTTACCCTGATTCAGCAAGGATGCCACAAATCTGATACCATCCAGCACATCATTTTTCGCTTTCTTGATTGCATAACCACGCTTTTTCAATTCTGCTATGAATGATGCCGCAGATGGATCAATCACAATCTTGACCGGCTTTATTCCATCTAACCACTGTTCCAGATCATCCGCATACTCGGTATCCGTTTTCTGTCGCTCCTCATCACGACCGGAATAATAATACTCGCAGCAGCATACCCACCGCCCCAATCTGTCCTTACACCATAGCAAGAACACGGTTGCATTCTGCGTACCATAATCACAGGACACATAATAGTTTGCATTAGTCAATTCTGACAGATTTGATATCACATGCTTGGCAGTATCGAACATATCGTAAATAATGCCCTCTGCCATCGCCCACAATCCAAGAATATACCGGCGATAGAATACACCGGTGTACATACTCCTATATCGTTCTTTGATTTTCTCCGACAGACTTAGATTGTCATCCATCGTGAAATGCAGATACAATAGATGTTTTTCTTCTCGCTTATCAATCCATCCGGTCTTGAACCAATGATATGGCCCATCCGGATTGCAATTGAACCAATATTTTGAACCGTCAACGGAGCATCGTCCGGTTGCCTGATTCACGAAACTTTCCGGCATCAATGCCACTTCATCAAAAAAGACCCCCGCCAAGGTAATACCCTGAATGAGATCCTGTGATCGTTCATCTTTACCACCAAATATATAAAAATAATTCGTTATATCTCCTCTGAAAATAATAACCAAATTATCAGCTCTGTGATCTGCAATGGTGTATCCTCTGCTTCTCAACATCAGCTTGAGCCAAAACAGGACGTTTCTACGGAAAGAACCGATTGTCTTTCCACACATGCCAAAGTTCTCGCCATTAAATGAACTCATTGCCCACATAACAAATGACAGCGACATGCTCACGGTCTTGCCCGATCGGATTGCTCCATCGGCAATTATCCCATCTTTATCTTTGACCGGAGAATTCTCACACCACCAATTCAGTACTTTGCGCTGCTTTTGGGAAAATGGTTTAAATTTAAAAACCTGTTTAATCTTATTGGTTTTCTTCATTGCTCCAATCCTCCGCAGCTGTGCCATTTAACGCTTCAAGGAATCCATCATCTGCAATTTCTTCGCTATCATCAGTCTGTACTTTTGCCCTCAGAAGTGCAATCTCTGCCTTTTGCTTATCTGTGGCAAGGTCCATGTGATCCGTAAGCCACTGCAACGCTTTCATTCGGTCGGCAAGTTTTATCTTGGCACCTTCTCTCCCTTTTGATACCTCTGAAACAATGGTGCCATCAACCGTTTTACTATCTTTTAGATTCACAAAACTATATGAAACTTCCTCACCTGTTTCAGGATCATTAAAACTGCCATTTCCAAACTCTACATAATCTGTGATATCTGCAAAAGCGATATCCATATACTTCTGAAAGATATCCGATTCACTCAGGAACTCCCTGTTAAGGCGTTCCTGCTTCAAACGGAATATTTCTTCTTTTATCTTGGGATTTCTTAAGTGCTTACTTCCCTCTGACATCGCAGTTGTATAATTACATCCATATGCTTTCTGATATGCCTTGGTTGCATTAAAGCATCGAATGTAATATATACAAAAAAGCTGTTGCTTGTCGGTTAACTCCGTATTTTTCATTACAGATTCGACCTCATGTGCAACAGGACTTTCTTTGTTCTTTATAAGTGTCTTACTGTTTTTTGCAACGTTGCGTTTACTCCTTTGCAACGTTGCGTTATCCCCAGCCCACTTATAACGATTTTTCCAACTACGCACCGTTCCCTCTGCAACACCCAATTGGTTTGCTATCTCTACTAACTTAAGCCCTTGCTTATACATTTCAAAGGCTTTATCCGCTCTCGCATCTTTGACCTTCGGCAAGGACTATCACCACCTTATTTTTATTTTCCAAAAAAAGAAGCTGTTACACTAAGTTATAGTGTACAGCTCCTTTACAAAACGGGGAGTGTAACAGATATATGAAACTGTTACAGGCTAATGGGATAATATGAAAAAAATGCAAGTGATGTCTGTGTCATACACTTTCATCAATACCATATTACCACATCAAAAACGAACATTCCGAACAAAACGAACAAACTTTACTTTTCTTTTAAGAATCTGTCCACTTCCATCCTCACACTGTCACCTGTAGCCATTCTTCCAATCCTATCTGCTACCTGTTCCCATGACATTCCCTCAAAATACTTATATCTGATTATCCTTTGCATCCTGACTGGTATAGTGTTCATGTACTGCTCTACCTTTATTTTTATATTGGATGCATTTTCCCTTCGTTCTCGTAATATTGTTTCTTCTAATCGTAATCTTGTATCGTCTGCATATGTATATGCCGTTCCTCCGACATGGAAGTGCTGTTCTTGATAAGGAAAGTCTGGATTACTCCCTTTAACTGAACCCTGTACTGTCTCGCTCTTCTTTCTTTTTAATCTTTGGATATCCTGCTCTGTTTCTCTAATCAGTTCACAGGCATCTATATACTCCATTAAAATCTGCTTTTCCAATCTCATTCCTCCTGTTTTTAGGCAAAAAAATACCAACCATCGAATATTGACGGTTGGTGATTGCTTTTAAATATCTTCATTTTCACAATACTTAGAACTTAGTTCCATGTAACCACATTCGGAGCATTCATATATGCTGTGTGGATTATGAGGATTTTGTCTAGCAGCATATCCATTTCCTGGATTGTATTCTTTTCCGTATATTCCAAAATCCCTATTAAACTTGTACTGTTTCATTTCTGCATTGCATCTTAAGCATTTCATTTGTGATTCCCCTTTCATTTGTGATAGAGGAATTATACCACATCCAACCGCCCATATTCAATTTTCAAAGTTCAATACCACCCGCTAATCGACAGAATCCGACAAGGCGTTCTCCAGTATCATGTCCAAACAGGCATTCCAGCCTTTATCAAATCTCCCATTATCACAATAAGCAGGATGATTTGCTTTCTCCGGCAGTTCCCGGAGCGGACACCAATCTGGCTTTCCAACGTTATATGCATCTTCTTGTGTCACGCCACATATTAAATTTAATATTGGATTGTCCCTTTCAAAAAAACTGCAAGGACAATCAGCACAACATTCCGCCATATCCATTACCAATACTGCTTTAGCCATATCACTCACCTCCTAAATTTCAGTTCAATTTACAAATACCTTTATTTTCATCAAGTGTGACTATATTTCTTCGCGCAAGCACTCTCAATGTTGTTATTTGGCAACTGAAAATTGGAATGTTGCTGTTATGATCTTTGTGAAATTCACAATTTTCATATGTCCAAAACCCATGTTTTTTTATCAAAATATTTCCATGCGCCTTCATAACTCGTATAACATCTTCTTGCGCTCTTGATAAATCTTCATAACCATAAGCCATCTTTTATCCTCCGCTAAACTTTAATTTTCTTCCGGTTTCTCGCACCTCTCAAATTCGATACATTACATCGCACATATTTGTCATATGCTGCCTGATAAGTAATTCCGTCAATTTCAGCTATTCTTGCAAGCGGGATTGTTTTCGTGATACTCCTATTTCTTGTTTGCTCTTTTCTCGTTACCCATCTGCAATTAGACGGTTCATAATTTCCATCATTGTCGATTCTGTCTATGGTTAAATCATCACTATAACCGTTCTCCATCGACCAGTCATAAAAATTTTGGAAATCACTATCCCATTCTGGGCAAACACATATTCCTCTTCCACCATATCTCTGATAATTCTTGTTGTTCGGTCTGGAACACCTGTCTCTCATTCCAGTCCAAATGTTCCAAATCCTTGATTTTGCCATTCCATGTTTTAAATGCATTGTTGCTTTAACTTCTTTTTCAAGGCAGCCGCAACTTTTAGTTGTTCCGCTTACCAATGAATTCCTCAATATTTCTTTTTCGTTTCCACAATCACATCTGCAAAGCCATATTGATTTTGAACCTTTTCCATTGCCTTTTGTTCCAACCTTTTTTATCGCGGTTAATCGTCCAAATTTCATACCCGCTATATCTTTAGGATATTTCAATATTTACTACCCTCTTTCGCCCGAACCATTTCCGTGTTAAATAATATAGGCTTAATTGCCATCTACTCCACCTACCCTTTCAAAATAGAACTTTATAGGTTCTCTGTTTTCCTGCACCATGCCATACCGCAAGGCTATATTGTATGTACACACATCCCTTTTCAGTCTGTCCGGTATTTTCTGCAACTGCTTTCTAAAATCTTCCAAATCCATTGTTGATTTATACCGATTGCATGAACCGCAGGACGGCATCAGATTACTTATGTCGTGTACGTCAATTCCGGTAAATTCTTCGGTGTATTCATATTTTCTAAGGCAATACAGATGATCTACATTAAAGCCTTTCTCCGGTATCTCACAGCCACAGTAAGCACAGTGACCATTGTATTTCGCATACACTAATTTTCTAACTGATTTAGGAATCGGTTTTCGCATCTACTCCACCGCCTTTCACAATCTGCATAACTGTCTGATATAGTGCTGATTTTCTGCCTACAATTTTGGTTATGTATTCATCCAACTGCTTCACAACCGCATCCACATCGTAGGCGGTTGGCATATCATTAATCACTTTTTTTACAGCATCGTAATCGTCCATATTTTTAAGCATTCCGCTCAAATTGTCCAAAATCTTACCTGCCTCAATCAATCTGCTCATTCTTCATCACTCCAATCTAATTTCTGACCGCAATCCGGGCAGTAATTGTAATTATCATAATCAACCTCGTAGTGCTTTCCGCAGCAAGGGCAAATCCATGTATCATACACAAGATGTCCGTCGGCGTATCCGTCTCCTTCGTAATCCGGTTTCTTTGCCGTTTGCTTTTCCACTGCCGCCCGGCATTCTTCCGGTGTGCCGATTGCCCTGTACTTCTGCACCTCTTCCAGTGCCTTGATTGCCATTTCCATAAGTTCTTGCCAATATTCTTCATTTACAAGTTCATCCCAGTGAGGATTAAACCTGATAATGTCCAAATCCCTGATTGCTTCACTCTCTGTCATTCCGGCACCTCCTAAATTTATTCGAGTATCTGAGTTGTTTCCAAAATGGAAATAACTCACTTAAACAGTCCCGGGTTGTCA